CTGCGACTGGTTCTTGCTGTCTTTGCTGATGCCGATCTTGGATAGTTCGGCGGTGACAGCAGCAATCTTCTCGTAAACCTTCATGCTTGTTCTCCTCTTGCGCGGATAGCGTCGGCGCACTGTGAATTACCAAGAACCCATGCGACATGCGCGTCTGCCCTATTGCGCTCAACTAATTCGTCACACAGCCCAGCGCACGCTTCCCGCTCGACTGCGGCAACAAGGTGTGCGAACTTATAAATGGCCTCAGAAGTTTCGGCTTCAATTTGCTCAGTTACCGAATCGCCATCTATAAAGTCGATAAGGTAAAAGCCGACGCTCTGAGCCATACGTAAAATTTCTTCGCGGGTCATTGCGGATTCCTCAGTTTGGCGGATGCGGCGTCAATCGCAGCAATGCACTCGGCAAATGCTTGGTGCAGTTTGAAAGCGCCTTCGGCTTCGATGCGGTTGAGTTCGTTTAAGCCTTCGATGACGTTGAAGGCGGCGTGTTCGGCGCGGCAGTGCAACTCCATGAGTCGGTCACGTTCCTGCTCGGCCAAGATGCGGTAATCATCTTCCATGTCTTTCTCCATCGGGGCCAATCCCCGAAGTGCAGTATACTCCCGTTGACGATCATGTCAACACCTGTTACTGTGCAATCTATGACACCGAAACAACTATTGAAGATTTATGGCTCCCAGAGCGAGATTGCTCGGGCGTTGGGCGTAACCCGGCAGGCTGTGCTGCGCTGGTTCAAGGAAGACAAGATTCCTGCGTTGCGCCTGTACCAAATTCAATGTGTGCTGAAGGTCAATGAATAACCCAGTCACGAATAGCACCGACATATCGTGGGCGTCACAGGCCAACGTGCGGTATTGGGAAAGCGTCAAGCACACGCCGTTTGGCAAACTGCGGTTAGCCGATGCGTACCTTGCCCGGATCGGCGTAGGCGACTGGCAGCAGCGTGCCGAGCGCACGTCTTGGCTCAAGAACTACGTGGGCGACATCCTGCGTTCGCTGGACGATGCGACTGAGGCATACGGCGACCCGCACGTTCGGGGAATGGTGCGGGAACTGTGGGGCGAGCCGGGCGTGACAAAGTTGAAGGCTAGGTGCAAACCGGCATAATCGGCGTATGCGCTACGCTAAACGTCGAGACAACAACCACACCGACATCGTAGAAGCCTTACGTAAGGCGAACTTTGAGGTCATTGACTACGCCTCGGCAGGGCACGACATCCCTGACCTGTTGGCCGTCAAGCCAATGCACGACGGCATGGCGTGGATATGCTGGATAGAGGTCAAGGCCAAGGGCGGGCGGCTGTCAGAGGGACAGAAACGCTTTCAGGGCTTTTTCCAGCCAAGGGGCGAGTGGTACGAAGCCCGTGACCCGGACGACACCGTATGCGCCCTACAGGCGCTTTACTTGCAGCGCCTTAAATAATTCATTTACAATACGGCCATGAAGAACTGGCGCGTATTGAATCAAAACTTGAATCGGTTTGACGAGGCTGAGGTCAAGGCGCTTTTGGACGAGGAGATTGCCGGTCAGCGGCGTTCCACGTTCCTAAAGCGCCTGCACCAGCGGTACTGCACCCTGCGTGCAAACCGCGAACGGGCTGAGATATTCAGCGCCGCCGCAAGTATGTCAGGTAGTCAGCCCCCTCTTCCGGGTCCCAAAACGCCTTTATCAGATCTGGATGGTCAGGCGGTAGCGCAGGGTTAATCGTCGTCAGCGCACAAGGCGACAGGCAGTTGTCCCTGAACCCGCGCTCCTTGGCGTAGCGGTCGTAAATCTTGTACGACGCGACCTTCATCGCGTGCATCGTTATGCCGCTAATAGCGTCTTTAAGGACGCTGTAGGCGCTTTCGTGCTTATGGCCTGCCACATACAGGTGGTCGCGTGTACCCATTAGGGCGGCTTTCATGGGGCCGTGGGCAGGATTCCAGATGGACGAGCCGCTATGGTCGTGGCGGGCGTTGATCCGCACCTCTAAGCCATTTGGAAAGCGAAGGGCTATACGGGCTTCTGAAGCCTTATAAAGCGCGTCCTGCTGCCGGGTGATCCATTTGAGCGGATCGCCAGCACCCATCCACAAGTCGTGGTTGCCGCCAATCATATATAGCCAGTCGCAGCGCCCGATAAACCACTCGGCTATGCGCCAAGCCTGTGCCGCAGACGTTGCTTGATCGGCGTACAGCCGAGCGAGGCGACCGGCCCATGCGTTTGTAGTATCGCCCACGTTGGCCGCAAACAAACCCTCTGTTTTACGAACAAGGTCTGTATGACGCTCTAACGCTTCGATGTCCGTGCCATCGTCGTCAACATGCGGGTCGCCAAAGTGCAAGATTCCGATAGCCCCCGGAATCTTAATCTTCATCGGAATTAACTTGGACGACTCTTCGTGTTCGCGCTTGTGCTGGAACTTGCGCTTGCGCTGGGCAATCAGTTCCTCGATGGGAACGTCGTCGTCGGGCAGCGGGGTGAACTCGTAGTCACCCTTATCTACCACTTGGCGTCCGGGCTGGTAGGTGGAGTCAGGGATAATGTACCCCTTGTCCTTCATCTTTTTTAGCCGCATCTGCAAAGTCCGCTCGTTCATTTTGAACTTTGCAGCGACTATTGCCCGTATGCCGTTTGCTTCCTGTAGCGACTTTAATATCTGATCGTCGGATGCCTTGGACTGCATTGCTTACTCCATTGTTGTGAGCATCTGTTGCAGCAAGTGTCCAATCCGATCTACAAATTGCTCATCGCACGAAAGGTCTGGGTGACCAGCGATATCGAGCATGGCGTGGGTCGCCTCATGTGCCCACACTTGCTGCCGGTTTGTGCCTTTACAAGAACTTACGATGTGTATCTCGTATTTGTCTGGAAGCCACATTCCAACACAATTTTTGCCGTGACGCCACTTGGAGGGCGGAATTACTTTGACATTGATGGTGTGACCGGCTAGTTGGAAGCGCTCTGGGATGCCGTCTTGTCGCATAGCGCCCGCTCCGTTAGATGAGGCTAACTCAAAAACAATACCCGCTCGTCGTTACGACGCTTGACGAGGCCGGGTAACACCTTACCACCGGCTTTTGTCCACTTTTTGAATTCTTCGGCTGCCCCTTCAAAGTCGCCTCGATTGACTTTCATCCGCAAGCCAGAGCGCTGAAGGTTGCCTAGCCCCACGTTAAAGGCAAAAGATACGAGAGCATCAAAGACTCCCTGACGGCCAACAGCAGCAGGGCAAAGTCGAACCACACCACGCTCAAACCGGCCAAGGTCTTGAGCAAGTATCCGGTCCACCTCGTCCATTGAGAGAGTCCGATCCCAGCCTGCGGGTATCGGTAGACTCTTGCGTTCCTCATACTTCACCGCAGCGTGAGCCGGGTCTATAACGTGGCCGACCCCGACCGTCCATAGCAGGGCCGGACACCGATAAGGGCGCGTCCTTACGCCCTCATGATGCTTGATCATTTGTATTGCAGCAGGGCTGACCTTCACTTCTTACCGAAAGCCTGCGTGCCAAACCAGAAGGCGATGATCGACGACAGTATCAGCATCTCGTCATCTGAGAACACTTCAGCCATTGCAGCGGCAAACGGCACGCCTGTGTTGTAGGCGTACCAAACACCTGCAATGTTGATAGCGACCAGTTCCAGCACAAAGATGTAGGTCACAACCGGGCGCACCGAGGCACGCAGGTTGATCATCCACTGCGAGGCACCCTTGCCGATTTCCATATCGTGCTGGTACAGGGCTTGGCGTTCCTCGCCTGCCGTCTGCGTCTGGATTTGCTCTAACTTAATTTCCTCAACCCGTGCCTGTGCAATAAACCCACGCTCTGCGAGGGCTAGTTCACGCTCCTTCTGAGCCGCAACCAAGGCCAATTCGTGCTTCTTGTCCTGCCGGTCTTGGAAGATCTCAAGGATCTTGGGCAGTCCACCTGCGAGGAACGACAGGAACGTGCTAATCATCGTCATCATTTGTTGCGTTCCTCCATCAGTTTGACGCGCACTTGTAGATCGTGGATGTCCTCCATAATGTCGTCCTTTAATTCTTGACGACGCGACGCGCTTAACGGGCTGTCAGTCGGCACCCCGTCCTCGGTGATCAAGATGGGGATTTTGGACTCAATGGCAATCAGACGATTGTTGAACGATGCGATCTCTGCCAGCAGCCAACCTACAGCGGCCAGCAACACCGGAAACAACATATCCACAATCTTCTGCATATTCACTTCTGCAACGCCTCCAACAGCAGCAATCCCATGCTGCCGAGTGCGCCAAGCAGGATCAAA